CGCGCCACCCATAAACGTGAGGTCATAGGTTGACAACTCGCCGAGGGATGCGTTAATAACTGGCAAAGACTCAAGGTAGCAACCAGTTAAAATAAACTTTGGGTTGGTTGCTGATTCTGCACCTGACGCTGGAGTCAAAGTGATGTTGGTTTTAGTGCCAACCAATGGAAACAACGTTGCGTAGGTTTCGGTTGCTGCAAACGATGCGTACATCGTCAAGGTCACTTCGTTGTTGACAAGGCCTGCGGTGTAACTGCGTGAGTTGGTGCCAAACGCGGTGTCTTCAAGCGCTTCAACCAAATAGGTCAATGTTGCTGCGCTGCACATGTCGGTCAGATCAACGGCGTTAATCGTTAGGACTGGGTTCGAGAGGTAAGTGCTACTGGCCATAAATGCTCCTTAGGTTATGTTCTGATAGTAGATGATTTGTGTTGCTTAGTTGTGGATTACGAAGTCTGGGCTTGGATAGCGCAATCAAGGTCGTAGCACGGATACAACGCGCCACCGATCTCAAGGCTTGACGGACGGCCACCCATCACGATGATCTTGGAGCTAAGCACGCTTGCCACAATGCTCAAAATCTGACGTAGCACCGGCAGACCTGCAGGCCCAGAACCAATTACTTTGACTGGGAACTCGAGTCGCACCACGTTGCCGTTGCCTGCAATAGTTGTAAAGTTTGGCGCGTCAAGGTACACGCAATTAGGTGCAAGTTTTGTTGGGTCGTTTACGACGCGCAATCCTGATACTGCGGTAAGCGTTGCGGTGACGTCATCAATCGCTTCGTTGAATAGGTCGGTGTACGACATCAGGCAACCGCTGGACGAGGGATGCCAAGCAGCTGCTTAACAATCGGGGTCAGGCTTTGCTGTGGTGCCGAACCCATGCCATCAAACGTGGCGTAGGTTGCCTCTATTGAGCCTCTAGAGCGCCATAGAGCGGCGCAATACATCAAAGTGCCCAATGTTGCGTCACCGCCTGGTGAGGTCGTTAGAGAGTCGATATAGCCCGATTCCTGACGCCTGCGATAACAGAACTGATTACCAGCTGACGTTGATTGAGTGAGCAACGTGTAGTCGTCCGATGGGTTCGTGATGGTGATGCCGAGAAAAGACATCACTTGCGCGGCTGTCACCCACGTGCAAACAGGGTCATTAGCAACAGTCCCAGACGCGGCGGAACGCTGAACATCGTCAGCGGTCTTGGCGTAAAGCACCTGATCAGCAATCGGCACCTGATAGTCGTAGAGCAAATCGCCCTGTGTATCTATGCCAACAAACAAATACTGTGGCAATGCGCGCACCGTGTAAGTGCCGTTAAATGTTGCGTCAACGCCTGCAACCGTGATTGAACTGCCGACTGCAATCTCCGATGGGGTCAGAAGTTGCAGTACGGCAAAGTTGTCAATCAGGTACTTGTTAGTAACTGTGTATGTAGCCATGAGCGGATGCTCCGCTCTCGACTAGGCGATCGTGATCGACTGAATGAAACTTGACTTGGCAACAAAGGTTGCAAAGTACTGGTGAATTGAGAGCGTGCGACCCAAGGTTGATGGGTTTTCAAAGCTCTGCAATGATGCACCAGATTCGTAGATTTCAAAGCCTGGGGCATACACAACGAGCATGGTTCCTGAAGCGAAGTTGTTGTCAACTACAAGGTCAAGACCAAACACATCCATTGCGTTATATGCAAGACCGCCTACGCGACCAATGCTGTTCTGACCGATCACGCCATTTGTGGTGTAACCAAGTACAGGTCGCTTTGATCCGTCAAGTTGCTGACCCAATTTTTGCCAAACATCTGGTGAGACGCACAAGTGAGTTGGGAAGTAATTGCTGTCTTCTGTAATTTCGCGCGCTGCGTCATACAACGATTCAATCAAAGAAGATGGATCGTTCGCTGTAACTGTCCAAGTTGAACCCGATGCGGTTTTACCAGCGACAAGTGCATCTGCTGCAATGTCGTCAGTTTTAATGAGCACTTCGCCGGCAAGGTCATTCAATACAAGCTGAAGTGCGCTTGGATCTGTGAAGTCGATGTCCTGAATTGACAAGGTTACTTGGCCTGCAACAGTTGATTTTGTAACTGTGTTTGCAGCAATTACCATGGTGGTTGCCGATACAGGGTCAAGCTGGTTGGTCTGAACTGCAGCGGAAGTGTGCGTCGTGATTGTTGGACGAACGAACTGACGTGAAGTTGTTGAAGGCATTGCGCGAGCGCCAAATGCACTTACTACAGGACGAACGAAGTTTAGGTCCTGAAACAGAGGTCCAAGCACGGGAATATTTAAGAGGCCAGGTGTATCGCCAGTAACGATATCGCCCGCTGCCGCTTGCAACGCAGTCTGATTTTTGCGTTGTGCTTGCTTAAATGCGTCGCTTACTTTGAGGTAAGTGTCTCCGCCGATGTGATATGCAGCAAGTACTTCTGCAGCCGATGGCATTGGAAACTCACGCTTTGCTTGTGCGAATAGTGGAGCAGTTGGGACTGTTGCCTCGACTGCTGAAACGGTTACTTCTGACATGGGTTCTATCTCCTGTTCTGGGACTACTTCTTCATTTAACACTACTTCTTCTGGCTCTTGGTGGATACTCGCAGCGACGCTGGCAATGTTGGCCATATCTCCAAATGCGCCGATCGGCACTAAGGACAATTCCATGAACTGAGCTGACTCAATAATCATTGTTCCTTCTTCGTCGTACGAGAACTTGGTCGGATTTACGCCGACGGATACTTGGTCAATGGTGCCGTCCATAGCCATAACAAGGGCGTCATTGCCAAGAGCTGTGGCGCTAATTTTGGCGCTAAACATCATGCCTTCTTCGGTGTTCACGCGCTCGGTGACAACGCCAACTGGCATGGATGCGTCGTGGTACATGAACAGGCGCGGGGCTTTACCTTCGACTGGCAATGAGCCTGGACGGAAGATGACAGCTGTGCCATCCGAAACTGTTGCCGGCACGTTGTAGGGAACAGCGGTTCCCGAGATGGTGCGTCGTGGTGCGTCGCCTTTGGCGGCGTCAACTGTGAACTCTCCTGCAATTAGTTTTATCATCGGTTTGCTAACTCCTCTTGAGTGTTTTCTTGTGGTTCTTCTGCTTGGTCTGCTAAATAGTTTTCCGACAAATAATTTTGTGCGTCAAATTCAACATAGGTGCCGTTTGGCAAAATATTGTTCATGCTAAATGCTTCTGCAATTGCTTCTGCATAAAGTTTTACGCCGAAAATGTAAAGGTCTGCTCGAGCTTGCTGTGATGATTGGTACGAATACGAGCCAGTACTTACGCCAACTAGGTACGGTGGCACGTTGCCAAGACGCGCCATTTCTAGTGCCGAATAGTTTGCGGATTCAATCAACAGCATTTTGTCTGGTGACATTGTTGTTGCCTCGTAGGACAAATACTCGTTAAGTGCAGCGGTCTGATTAGTTGCGCGCGCCGCATTGAATGATGCAGCAAGATCAGCTAGTTCTTGCGCGCTTAACGGTTCTCCACCAGTTTGCTTTAGGATGCCGGCAGGGATTGAACTAGATGCGTTGCGGTTGCGCGCGGCCTCAATTTTTAGCGCGGTTTCTACTGCTGACACGCTTGTGTAAACGAGCCCTGTAGTCGGTGACAAGATTTGCAATAGATCGCGCGTGTCTAGTTCTACGCCGTTGAAATAAACTTGATTGCTTGGTGCGAACCAGACGGGACCAGTTTGATCGGTCGTCGTGATGGAGCCGACTGGGAGACGCTGGAAGGACGCAGGAAAGCCGTCAGCCGTCCTGCTTGTAATGTGGATTATGCTTCTGCCAAACATGTAGAGGTCATCAAAAACCCAGCTAAAGAAATGGGCGTACGTGTTTTGTGGGTCTGGTTGACGCATCCATGATCGAGGCGCAATGTAGTTTTTGACCATGCGCTCGCCGTCCCAGCTCATGTTGTATGCGCGCAATGGCATACATCCGATAACTGACGCAAGCAAATCTCGACACCTAGAAACCGCTGGAATGGTCATCAGCAAATTACGCTGTTCACCTTCGCGCCAAGAATAATACTGATTGAACACATTGAACGAAGTGTTCTGGTTCCCGTACAAGTTTGAACCACCAGCTGCAGCCGCTTTTGCTGGCGCAGGGCTGATTGCTGCCTTGCTTATTTTGCGATCAAATAATCCCATGTCCCTACTTTGCCATATAAGTGGCAACCGCACGAGACTTATCCGATTCCGACAAAAGGCAAGAACGTGCGGTCGCCGACGAGAATGTTACTGGTTAACAGCCACCAGCATGGGTTTACCCGAGGTAACTGGACGGGCACACATGCCAATTCCCCAGACCATTGTGCGCGCTAACTCAATTGGCCCAGGTGATCGCTTGCTCGAGAGCACGATCGTGTTGTCGGTGCGAACAGCAACGGCGCGCTGCACATGTTCGGCTAACAGTTTTTCCCCTGTGTGCAGTAGGCGTGCTTCGGCAATCATGTTTTTGGCAAGCGGTGTAAACCGTCCTAGTTCGGCGTAACCGACCACGACCCTGCGGCGCTCGATGTTCGGTGGGCATGTGGCGTCCACGGTTGGCGACAGAGCAAACCTGATCGTAGGGTCTTTGGCAAGTTCCTGCACGTTTTCCCACAGCTCTGTGATTGACTCGGCGATGAATGCCACGGTGACAAGCACCCGACCGTCTGACAGGTTGACGCATCTGGTCGCGCTGTATCGGGAGTCGTCCAGCGAAGACTCGATCGCCACGACCCCACCGCTAGGTATGTCACCTGTGTATTCCAATGACGGCCAGCGCCCTGGTTCAATCCATCCGCGCACAACGCTGACCCAAAGGTTTAGGGATGCGCGCAAGAACGACGCGCGATCAGGGTTAGTTGACTCTTGTTTTATTGTGTCCATGTCCAACGTGTAACCGAGTGCAGGATTACCCCACGCCCATGACGCTGGGTGCAGCGGGTCAAGGCTTGGGTCGGGCGACCATTCCGCCATGTACATCGTGGACGGCTCACCCTTGTCAATGGCTCGAATACCAGCCTCACGCCAACGCTGAAACAAGACTGATTCTTCGGTGCCGGCAGTACTAAAGAAACAGGCAAGAGGGTTTTTGCGTGCGCGCTGTGCCGGCAAGAGTCCGCCTTCAACCGAGTCGGGGTTGACGTCAAAGAGTTCGTCAACGATCACTAGGTCAATGCTCATACCGTGACCTTGGTTTGGCTTTAATGCTTTGACCCACCACTTGCTGCCGTCTGGCATGGTGGCCTGATAACGGCCGTAAGACTTGACAATCTTGGCGCCGTAATACTCCTCAAGGATTGGTGACAGATCATCAAACAACAAACACGCAAGATCGAGTCTGTGCGCGCCAGATACGACAGTTTGTTTAGTGCCACGTATCTTTGGCATCTCAACTAACCAAGCGAGAATTAGCGCCATGATCACAGTCGTTTTTCCATTTTGGCGCGCCACCGAACAGAGCGTTGAACGATGAACAAAGTGATTGTTCTCATCTACTGCAAGCATTTTTTCAAGTATGTGTTTTTGCCACGGCATGAGCGTCACGCCAAGAACCTTCTGGGCCATGTCCCCCACAAGTCCCCCGAATGAACTGACGTAGTCCGGGCTGATCGTTTCCAGTCTCGGTCGGTCATGGCCAGTTGGCGCTGGTTCAGGTTGATCTTGGCTGGTGGCGACAAAATGATGGA